AATTACTACCGTAGCCGCATTTACTGAGTTCCTATCGTTGTTATAAAGCGTAGCAGGAGTCCCTGCGGCATTTACTGTAGGGTTCTCAAATAACTGCCATGTTCCTATGCCTTCAGAATAGAGAGTAAAGGTCATGTGCGCCCATCTGGCCGTATTTGGAGTTGTTATCCGATAATACTTAGGCGTTCCTGTATCTACTTCGCTATCATAATCGCTATAGAAAAAATGTCTCCCAGCATGGATTTCGTGATGCTCGTAACTAATAAGAATGAAAACATGAGTAGCGGCATCAAGCCTAGCGGATTGATATGTATCATCTCCAGTTGCATTAACTGGGTATACACAGTTAGTTTTTATTTCTGCAATGGAACTCATACCAATAATCCTCTGACACCTAAAAACCAAGTTTGGTTTAATGCCTCTTTGACTACAGGGTCAGCAGGAATGCCACCGATAGCAGTAACACCCGATGCAACAGTAGAACTCATTGTTGCTGTTACCGCACCTGTCACAACTGCTTTTAAGGAATTTGTAGCAGGGTCATACCATAGAGGAATATTTAACTGTTCGAGTATTTCCCTTAAAATTAAATTATTTCCACCATCATGGACAGGCTGTGTATCTGTTAGGTCTGCCTTTAATTGTAGTTCGGTTAAAAGAGTATCCTGTTTTGCACTTGTCGCTAGTCTAGTTTCTGGAGTAGGCATCGGCTCCCAAGCTGTACCATTCCAAACATAGTTCCGGTCAATAGTGTTCAGGCTTCCGTCTGCGTTTGGCTCAACGAAATAATCGTTATTTACACCGACAATCTTCCTTGCGAATCCTGGACTGTTACCCATTATTCCCTCTCGTCATACCAGTTGTTTTCAACTATTAATCTTGGTGTCCCTTCCTGTGCATCAACTGATCTTGCCTGTGCCATGGCTACTTTATAAAGTTTATATGCCATATCAACCATTTGAGGGTTGCCCGTAAGATTATATGCCATATCTGCTGCCATTTTTGAAGAGATTACATCCCTTAACATTACGTCCATTTCATTCGGGTCTGTAACTCTTGAGATATAAAGTATTGTTGCAGTTTCCTTATCTGTCAAAAGGAAACGTCCTTCAATAGTATACTCAACAGTAGTATCATCATTGTGTTCTTCCATTTCGATTACTTTAAGGCAATCAGACGGAAGTGCGTATCGATAGTTAAATCCCCAAAGAGGATCGGTTGATGATCTTGCAAGCAATGCCCTTTTCTGAAGGCAATGCCACGGATACGACCTGAAGATAGTATCTCTCGTAGGTGCGTATTGAATGTTGCATAGTCTTGCAGCTTTGTTGTCTTCTGTCAGACTTCCTATCAAAGTTTCCCCAAGGACAGCTAACGCATTATTACAGATATCAATTTCGGAACTCATTTCTTCACCATATTCTCTTTTGTTTTATTGATGAATTCAAACATTTCTTTTGCCTGTGTGAAATCAGGATTTAAGGCGAGTGCTTTCTTACAGTATATATCCGCAAGTCCTAGTCCTGAAATTCTCATAACGACTCTTGAAAACTGATCATAAACTCCCCATTTGACTTTGCCACCATCAAACGTAACCAACTGCCTCATTGCGTATTCAAAAGCAACTTCAGGTTCTTTTTCCACGTGAAACAAAACTCCATACATAAGGTAGTTTCCGTTGTAAGGATCGCACCCGATTGCCTTTTTGATGTTCTCGGCAAGTTCATTAGGATATTTACCATTCTGTGTGCAATGAAAGAAATACACTCCGAGTGCCTTAATGCTTGTGGCATATAAAATCCTCAAAACCAAAAGTCCAACTACTACTGCAATTATCGGGTTAATCACAACCATCTCAACACTCCCCAACCCCATTAAAACCCCTACAAAGCACCAGAAGGGTAGAGCAGTATGAATCTCTCTTAATGGGAAAAAGAACAGTCCTGCGACCATCCAAGCTACAAATCCACCTATCAGAAATGGGTTGATGGAACCCCAAGGTATAAAGACAAATATAAAGACGAAAATAATTAACCCGAAGAGACCGAGTTCTAAAGCAATATCAAGAAGGTCATTATGGGGTCGGTGTCCTGTGATTACTCCGAGTTTGGCACGGAGTTCTTTCATGGTGTCACCCATATTTTCAAGTTCTTTCCGGAACATATTCAAACCCAAACCGAATAGGTATCTCCGTTTGATCATATCCCACGCAGCTATCCAATAAGCAAATCTTATATAGATAGAATGGAACTTGGATTCTTTCTTCTTGTTTTTATATGGGGTTATGACTACAGAAAGGAACAATAACGCCAACAACATATACCACTTTAAAACTATGATTCCGATTATAATGAACCCCGAAACAAGCCCTATAAATGTTCCTTCGGTTTTCTGGTTGTAAATATCTATCAGAAGTATTGCTGTGAATGCGAGAAAAAAGAAACTGATTTCAAACGATGCCCATAGACTTATAAATAGAGGTAGTATGTCAAACTGTGAACTATGAGTAGGATTTCCGAAAACATAGTGGATTTTCTTTCTTTCCCAGTCTTTCCCAGTCTTTCCGTTCCTTCTGTGATAGGTGGACATTATCGCAAAAGCAGTTCCAACTGCCAAAATTACGCCAAAAATCACCGCATAGTCGGCAAATCTCGCCAAATATCCCAATATCAACAAAGCTACCAAAGAATACATTTCGTGGATTGCCTGATGGTTATCTGTCCATAAAGTAGAAGCCATTAACCACAATCCGAAACAAATCATTCCCAACGTAGGGTAATCCCATATCATTGGAATCTGTCTTGTTGCCAGAACGTATAATGAAACAAAACCGGCAATGAAGATGACAGGGATCAACCTGACCATCTCTGCCTGTCTGAAATGGAACATTGGAAGTCCTATAAGTGATATTATTAAAATTGCTTCTATCATAGGTCCTTAAAAGGTGGGGTAGTGCGTCCACCCCCCACCCTGTTTAAAGGTTAAGTTGAATGAGTCAACGTGCTTGCGGTAGCTGTGATAGCGGAAACTACGAATACTGCCAAAGTTTTCGCCAATGCTGCTGCGCCTGTTGCGATAACAATATCGCCCTCTGCCATCAACGGAACACTCGTGGTGGTGAAATAATTCGCCCCACCGATGGTTGCCGTTGTATCTGTGGAGTTATAAATCCACAATTTCTGCCCATTGCCGTAAGCGATTTGGGCTAAACCTGTTACTGAAAATGCCATAATTCATGCCCTCCTTAGGTCAATGTGGACGTTGCAGCATCGTCACAATAAGTCGTGATGATACCTGTTTTGTCAATGGTTATTGCACCCATGCTCATCCAAGAATTAGCGAAATGCTCCGCTTTTTCAGGAACCCAATCAATCTGGGAATGAACATCTGCACCTTCTGCCAACCCGATGGCGCTCTTGTGCCAAAGGTAACAAGAACGATAAGTTCCCTTGGTAAGACCTGTGTGCATAAACCAAGTGATATTCATCCATCGTTTTGCTTCCGTTCCACCAGGCCACGGAAGATTTCCACTTCCTACATAGTCTGCTGATTTAAATTCGGAAAGATTAAGCAGTTCGTTCCATTGATGAACACCAACTGCGAAATACCTTTCACCATCGTCCGGGACATCTGCACCATTCAAGGTTTCAAAAGCGGTCATAATCTGTACTTTTGACAGACCCTGTGCCGATGCACCTGCGGTATGCGTGGTGCTTGAGGCATCAAACGCTGCAATAATTATAGCGTCTGCCTTTCTTCCTAGTGCGTAGGCTCCCGAATTAGAGATAGCTTGCCTCTCGTCAAAGGTAATTTTCTTCTCGTCCAAAAATCCGATGTAGTCACCGGCATACCAATCTGCCAAAGTAGCAGTTGCCGTCCCGTGAGTCTGATTCATCGGAGGGACATTTCCGTGTCGTGCTTTCTGTGTAGCTGTTCCCGTGCCTAAAGTCTGGAATGTTTCAGTTGAGCCAACAACTCCGGTTTTCAGTCTGCAACAATTACGGAATTTTGAACTCATGCGCTGATACGCCAGTTTTACGCCAGAACTATATTCAGCTACAAAAGCGGTTGAAATAGATGTGGACATTGTAGTCCTCCTTTATTTTATTTTTACCACATCCTAAATTCAGAGTTTCCCAAAAGTCTTTAAGCTAGGTATCCTTGCGGGTTAGCTTCTAACCTATGAGGTCTTCATCTTCGGGTTAAAGGTTAATATTTCAGGGGTATAGCTTAAAGCTGCCCTGCTGCTGACAACGATTCCCATCCTTTTTTTACTTGTTGTATATATTCGGGGTCTTGGTCATAAGACTTTCCGGAATATCTTGGATCTCTCATCATCTGTTCGAGCTTGTCTTTGCTCAACGCTGGCTTTGTGGACTCGGTGAATCCGTCAATCAATGAGGCTTCTCCAATTCTGTCTGCGACTTTTTTCCATGCTTTTATCGTTACAGGATGTTTGTCCATACCAGTTGTTTTGAGTAATTCTAAATATTCTTTTCCGCCAAATAATTTAGCGGCAGCAGAGGATTTTTGTAATTCCTTCTCAAGTTTACTGCCAAATTCATTCTTAAGTTCCGTTAATGAATTAGTCTCAAATTCCTTTAAGGCTTTCTGTTGGGCTTCGGTTTCCTGATAAACATCCTGATTATACTCATCAAAGAGAAGTTTAGCTTGACTTCCAGACAACCCTGCTTTGTGTGCGAGGTCTGCGAACCACTTCGCCCTGCCTTCGTCATATTCAACTCCTGTGGGTAAGTTTTCGGGTCTTGCAAATCCGTAACCTTCAGGTGTGTCAGGTCTTCCGAGAACCTTATAAAAGGCATTTCTGTCGTCGTCTGTGGCGTTTTCTCCCGGGATAAGAACTCCCTTCTGTGCTATCTTCTTCTGTGCTTCGATGTAGCTTTTGATTACTGTTGAGGGAACGGAAACTCCTGTCTCCCCTTCGTTTAATTTAAACTTGTTCAATGTCGGAAGATTCTCGTTTGTCCGTAACTCTTCTGGCAACGATGAAATCCAATCTCCTGCGTTAGACTGATTGTCAGTTACCTGGTCAGTTCCTTCCATAAAAACTCCTTTCTAATCTTCTGTTAAATTGTCCCTGTCTATTTGTTTCGGAGACAGTCTGTTCGACATAATGTAAAGATACACCTGCCGCCTTCCTTCCATCATCATCATTCGATCTTTATCAACCTTGTTATCGACTGTGACCAACGTAGAGTGATTCTGACAGCAGAAACTCTCAAGGTCATCCATTACAGGTTGGGTAAGTCTTTTATAAGCCTTGTATTTTGCTATGTTATTCAATATACATTCCCTTCCACATCTGATAGAAATTCATTCGGGAGACTCTGCCAAAAGACCACCACTTCTTTATTGGTGGGGTCTTTCATGCACTCAATCGGACGTTTCAAATCCATCTTGCAGTTGTAGCGCAGAAAATCATTAATCTTATCAAGGCTTCCGTGTTTCTGAAGGAACTTCCTTCTGTTTACTTCGACTACTATTCTTTGCGGTTTCATTGTAACATTCCTTGTGTCGTTCCGGTTTGGTCTGCGACTCCCTGGACTATCCCGTCCATTATTCCTGTTCCTTTAAGGTTCTTTGCCCCTTCGGTCATTGCCATCATTTCAACCTGTTGTTTCTGTTCTTTTGCTGCTTTCTGACGGTCTTCTCTTATCTTATCAACATCGGCTTCCTTCCGCAGGAGACTCATTGGCGCGCGCATGGTATCCCAATAGAATCTCACAATAGCGTCAGAATCTATATTATCTATGGATTCAGGTGCTACTTGTAACATCGGAGATGCCATCATCATTGTCTTATTCAAGGCTTCTGCCTGGTATGCTTGTTGAGCATCGCTTATCGGTGAGGTAAAGACTATCTTTACACTTCCGGGGATCCTAGCGAGAACTTCTGGGATTTCGAGAAGTTTCCCTGCACGATACATAATCCCAAATACGCGGAGGACGATTGGTTTTAAAAGTTCGTATTGGAATCTCCCAAGGAACGGTCCAATGATTCTTAACTTCTGCTGTATCCTTTCAAGGACTTCCGTAGCGGTCATATTGGGTTGTTCCGGAAGCATCCAAAGGTCATAAAAGAACTTCTGTTTAATCGACTGCCTTCTAGATTCAATTTCCTTATCTGCGAACTGTGGCTGTGAACCTGTCCCAATAGTCTTTATTTCTCGTCCTGTTGCCTGTCCACCAGCATCCGAATACAGATTGATACCACCAGCACTTAATCTAATCGGAAGCAACCAGCCTTCGTCTGAAAGAGCTACGGGCGGATCTGCCATTTTCTGAATCGTCCGTAAGTAGGTCTTACACATGGCATTGACCATCTTAATATCAGGAAGTGCGTTCCAAGAAGGACTTCTCCCGTAGATTTCCCCTGTCATTTTCTTTGTTCGAGGGACTGCGTAGGGAAATTCAGGATAACCACCCTCTGCGAGGACTTTTTTCTCGTCTAAAGCGATATAAACAGAGGCAAAAGGCATTGATTTTGCGTTTTCCTTGAAGTCTCCGTTATCGTCCTTTTCCCTTTGGTCGTCACTTCGTGGGTAAACATGATGGAATAACTTAAATAGTTTGTCCTCATCGTCTTTAGAGATGGATTTCATGGACGGAGTTAGACTATCTTCTCCAAATTGCTGTTTAATCTGTCTTGCGGTGAGTTCAAATTCTCTAAAAATAGTATCAACAAACCCATCGGAGTTCTCTGCTATGCAGATTTCGTTGATATGCCGTGCCTGAAATTGAAGTGCGGTAGTTACACCTTCGGTAATATAGATAGAAGTCGTTCCGAGGGAACCTGCGTCAAGGTAGCATTCGTAGATTTCCATTTGGAAATTACTTTCACGAATAGCAGCGTGCATTCGATTTGCGGTATCTTCGAGCCAAATAGCGACATCTTGGTCATCATTAAGGTTGTCATTAGCTAATTTAAGCGAAAACCAGTCAAGAGCCTCATTGGTCATCAGGCCATTCAGACCGGATGCCCACAATTCAAGAGCATCCAAAGCGGTTGTATCGACTATTTTAGAAGTCTTTTTCTGCCCAGGCATTGAGGAAGTCGTGATATTTGCCCTTTCGGGTATGATGTATTCAGCAAGTTCCTGCCAATTCGACTCCCAAACACTCCGAGAAGAACGTGCTTTGGTGTATCTCTTGATCACGTCTTTTATATCTTCTTCAGAAAATCTCTTTTTTCCGTCTTGACCTTCCATTTTATTCTCCTAGGATACTCTTGTAACCCAACGTAGAACGACCGCTTGTAAGTGTTTTCTTCTTGGCATACTGTTCAGCAATGATTCTTGCTCTGTTATCGATGAGTGCCTGTGCGTCATCTGCTTTTTTCTTTCGTGCGGCTTCATAAGCTGATGCGGATGCTGCTTGTGCAGTTGCTTCTATTCCCGCGGCCGCGGTTCTTTCAAGTTCAAGTTCTTTCTCTCTCGGGCGGTCAATACCACCCAAAGTAAGCATAGATTCTAGTTTATCACCCGTGCTGCCACCATTTTGGTTTGTTATCATTGGAGATAGTATTCCAGCAGATGCTCCTG